AATTTACACCTCCTATATCTTAAATTAATTATAAAGCTTGTCTTCTGAAAACACAAGAAAAATTTAAAAAAACTTCAGAAAACAATTGACTTCTGAAAACGGAAGTATTATAATCAACGTATGGAGGTGATAAAATGCAAAAAACACAGTACGATTACTCTAAATTATTGGGTAGAATGAAAGAAAAAGGGTTTACCCAAGCTTCTCTAGCAGCTGTTTTAGGCGTATCCGAGGTGACTTTAAATTTAGCCTTGAACAATAATAGAGATTTTCGTCAATCTGAAATAAATACGATGTGTTGTAAAGATTGCCTTAATATCAATGTTATCGATATCCCAATTTATTTTTTTTCTCACAAAACTTCTGAAAACAGAAGAAAGGCGTGAGAGTACTGGAAATAACAAAACCCGATGGGTTGTGTCCATCGGGATCTGTTCCAATCTTTGTTTACCTGCAGTGCCTTTGCAGCTTACAAAACTAACGTCAACTAGTTTATCCTGATTTCACAGTAGTTTCGTTAGTGTTTTCGTACAGTTTTTATCGTGGCTCTGATCCACGTTGGAAAACGGTATATTTTGTAAGCAACCATAACACAACTACAGTTTTCTATGGGGCACGACTTCACTTAGGTAGTTTTGGATCTACCGCATTTATTGCCCTTAGCATTAGTCAAATGTTGCAGGAACGGGCAAGTTCAAAAATTGGCCCACAAAGACCAACTCCTTCCTTGCCATTTAGGCAATTATATTCTAGCAATAAAACAGATAGTAGTCAATTTTAGGAGACGCCTATGGATTTTAAAATTTTTTTAACGGAAACAAGAAAAACAAAACGCGTTAGTAAGTATCGATTATCCAAAGATACTGGAATACGGATCACCACTATTACCAAGTATGAAAGAGGAGAAATCGTTCCAAGCATTACAAATGCTGAAAAGTTATGCGCTGCATTAGGGACTTCGTTTACCATTGGAAAAGATCAGAGATAAAAAATGAAAGGAGGCGCAATATTGAAACCCTGTAAGTTAAAAATAATAGGCGATACTGACGGACGAATAAGTGATTATGCCGCTCGAAGTTTGGCCGAATATGTGGTTGATCGGCTAAAGGAGTTGATGTTGCCAGATGGACGATTTAAGGATACAACTTTGCAGGCTGAATTTGAAGTCTGGCAAAAAACGCCAGAGGCGGCATTGTTTGAATGAGAAAGGAGGTGAAATAGCTAATGCCGGAACAACTGCCCAAGGAAATATTTAATATGATATCCGATAGATCTAGTCAACTTAATTGCATAGAGGACTATACCTATGCCATACAGCTTTGTCTTGGTAAAGTCCCTTCATACATTCTAGCGGATTTAATTGATTCTGTAAGATGTTTTAATCGCAGTGTAGAGTCTTTAGAACTTGAATTGAGAAATAACGGTTATTCTTTTGATCAATTTGCGTACCTGACGGCTATAGTCGATGCTGCAGAAAAGGATAAAAGTCGTGCTGGGGGGGGAGGAAACACCGTGAAAACACTAGGGATTTATATTTGGTACTTTTTTGCTGAGAGTGAAATTTTCCCTAAGATCCTGATAGCAGTATCACTGGTCATCTTTGGGATGTTTTTAGAAAGGGCGTGGTGAGATGTGGAAAGAGTTAGGTTATCAAATTGGGGTAATTGCTATCGGGACCTGGTTCGGTGTATTTTCCGGTTTATGGCTCTGGTGCAAAGTTGCCGGAATGAACTAAAAAAGAACTATCAGCACGGCAATGCTGATAGCTCTAGGTTAATACGTTGGTCGGTGAACAACCTTGTATTGCATATATTATATCACAGGAGGTTGTGTTAATGTCAAAACCTTTAATAACTATTTACAAGGATACCAAGAAACCGGAAGCAATCAAATCGGCTTCTTTGTATATTGGTACACATGAAAAGCTAGCAGCTTTTCAAAAAGAATGCGGGCTGTCTATTCCTAAACTGCTGGAAATATGCGTGAATTTTACTTTAGAACACGCGATCATTTCAGATGAACAAGCTCCGGGATACAAAATTGAAAGCGAGGAAAAATAATATGGATATCAACTTAAACGTAAATGTAAAATTCGAGGAAACACCGGCACTGAGTAACTGTTTTAGTGCTTTTAGTACCGCACTTCAAGCTACTGTGGGCGCATTAGCCGTGGCCACAACTACCAGCCATACTGTTGCCGCCGAAGAGGCCGCACCGGCGAAGACCAGCAGAAAAAGTGCAAAATCAGTTAAAGCCGCTCTGGCTGTGACTGCCGATGAAGCCTCCGCTGTTGAACCGATGCAAACTACAGCTCCGGTTGCGGCCCCGGCTCCGGAAACTGTTCCGGTGCAGGCTATTGAAATGCCGGCTGCTTTAGCAGAAGCCGAAAAAGCATATACCCTTGATGATGTAAAAGCCATCTGCATGGATTTCATCAAAAAGAATCCCGATAAAAAAGCGAAGCTGGCTGAATGTTTCCAACAGGTAGGGGCGACTAAACTTTCTGATACCCCGGCCGAAAAATATGCAGAACTGGTGCAGCTGGTACAGGCGCTATGATTGCCCATGCTTTTTTAAGTGCTTCCGGCAGTAGCAAATGGCTAAACTGCCCGCCGTCGGCAAGGCTTGAAAGTAAGTTCCCGGATAAGGGCAGCGAGTATGCGGCCGAAGGAACGCTGGCCCATGAGCTGGCAGAGATCAGGCTGCGGTACTCAAACCTTGAAATGCTGAGGGCCGAATACGAAAAACGGCTGCAGGTAGTTGAAGCAGATCCCCGCTATTCTCCGGCAATGAATGACTATATTTCTGATTACGTCGATACTGTTTGGGAACACTACACCAGCTTAAAAGCTAAAAACAATGGTAAGGCCTATCTCTTTGTGGAGCAGAGGCTTGATTTCAGCCCCTGGGTACCGGAAGGCTTTGGCACTGGAGACGCAGTTATTATTGCTGGCGATACCATCGAAGTCATTGACCTGAAATATGGCAAAGGGGTCCCGGTATCGGCCGAGAAAAATTCGCAGATGCGTCTGTATGGCTTAGGGGCCTATAACAATTTCGGGTTGTTATACGATTTTAGCAAAATTGCTATGACGATCGTGCAGCCAAGGTTAGACAGCATTAGTGGTGAATCTCTTACAATTGATGAGTTGCTGGACTGGGGTGATGCCGTGAAAGGTACTGCAGACCTGGCTATGCGAGGTGCAGGAGAGTACAGCGTTGGTGAGCATTGCCGCTTTTGCAAGGCTGCTGCAACCTGCCGGCATTTAGCAGAGTATAACCTCGAACTTGCAAAATATGAGTTTGCGAAAGCAGAACTGCTATCCGACGAAGATGTTTCGGACATCCTGATGCGGGCCGAAACTTTTACAAAATGGATCAACGCTTTGCAAAGCTATGCGCTTGATGCAGCGGTAAATTCCGGACAGAAGTGGCCGGGTATGAAGTTGGTAGAAGGCCGAAGCAATCGTAGAATTACAAATCCGGTAGCTTTGGCTGAGGCGCTGAAGCAAGAAGGATACAACGAAGATTTGATCTACAAGCCGACAGAATTGCGCAGCCTTACCGACTTGGAAGCGCTGACCGGCAAAAAGAACTTTGCTGCGGTTGCAGCGGGGCTTATTGAAAAGCCACCGGGCAAACCCGCATTAGTAAAGGAAACCGATAAACGCCCTGAATGGGCACCAGAACAATCTATTATTGACCAATTTGAGGAGGAATAATTATTATGGCAAAAACACAAATCACTACCGGCAGAGTTAGATTTTCTTATGTAAACGCTTTTCATCCGCGCGCTGATCAAAATGGTGTAGAAAAATACAGCGTTATGCTTTTGATCCCGAAATCCGATACTGCGACACTCGCAAAAATGAAGGTCGCTACTCAAGCGGCGAAAGATGCTTGGGTTGCAAAAGGGAAAAAACTACCAGCGCAGCTGAAAACCACCTTGCACGATGGCGATGGGGTAACCCCGAATAACGGCGATCCGTATGGCCCGGAATGCGCAGGGCACTACGTTATGAATGTGTCGAGTCCGCGAAAACCGGTCCTTGTCTACGCTGATAAAACTTCGATCACCGAAGAATCGGAACTCTACAGTGGCTGCTACGGCAGGGCTATTATCAACTTCTATGTTTATGATAGCCAGGGCAATCGCGGCGTGTCTGCTAGTCTTATGGGGCTGCAAAAATTAACTGACGGTGAGCCTCTCGGCGGCGGTGTCGTTCGCGACGAAGATTGGGACGATGACTTTGAAGATGCAGCCGGCACAGACGATCTGTTAGGTTAAGAGCCATGACTAGACTAAGCATTGACCTTGAGACTTATTCGTCGAGGGATATAAAAAAAGTTGGAACTTATGCTTATGTCGATGCCGCTGATTTTGAAATACTTTTATTTGGTTTTGCGTTTGATGAAGACCCGGTGCAGGTGATTGACCTTGCTCAAGGTGAAATGCTGCCCGCAGATGTACTGCGGGCTATTTTTTCACCCGAGATACTTAAAACGGCATACAATGCCAATTTTGAAATGACCTGCCTGGCTAAGTATTTTGGCAAAGAGATCGACGTAAAGCAGTGGGCCTGCACTTCGGTGCTGGCTTTAACGTTAGGTCTGCCGGGCTACTTGGCCGGTGTGGCGCAGGCTATGAATTTTCCGGATGATAAGCAGAAAATGTCTGTCGGCCGGCGCTTGATTGAGTATTTCTGCAAGCCCTGTAAACCTACAAAGTCTAACGGCGGGCGGCTGCGGACCCTGCCGCAGCATGACAGCGAAAAGTGGGATCTGTTTAAGCGATACTGTGGGCAGGACGTAGACGTCGAACGGAATGTGCTGAATAAATTATCCCGGTTCCGGCCAAGTGAAAAAGAGCAGCGGCTCTGGGAGCTGGATCAAAAAATCATTCGCACCGGTATCCTGATCGACCGGCCACTGGTAGAAAACGCTATCAAATGTGATGAACAAATCAAGGCTGAGGGCGTGCAGCAGCTTAAGGAAATAACCGGGCTGGATAACCCTAACAGTGTTGCTCAGCTTAAAAACTGGCTCAGTCAGGAGCTGGGAACAGAAATCCCCAGCCTGACAAAAGGTGTAGCACAGGAAATGCTGCAGAGTGATTTGCCTGCAAGCATAAAAAGAATATTGGAGCTGAAGCTGCTTATCTCAAAAACGTCAGTCAAGAAGTATTCGGCAATGATCGGAGCTGCTTGCAGCGACGATAAGATCCGGGGACTTTTACAGTTTTATGGCGCTAATCGCACCGGCCGCTGGGCAGGACGTATCGTGCAGGTGCATAACCTGCCGCAGAATCATCTGCCAGATCTGGATGATGCCAGGACTCTTGTAAGAAATGGCGACTTTGATATGCTGGAGCTGCTCTATCCCAATGCTTCAGATGTATTAAGCCAGTTGATCCGGACGGCTCTTATAGCTTCTCCCGGCAAAACTTTTATTGTAGCAGACTTTTCGGCTATCGAGGCCCGTGTTATTGCCTGGCTGGCTGGTGAGCGCTGGCGGCAGGAAGTATTTGCTACGACAGGCAAAATCTATGAAGCGTCAGCGTCAAAAATGTTCCATGTGCCGATCGAAGAAGTTACCAAAGGCAGTACGTTACGGCAAAAAGGCAAGGTCGCGGAACTGGCTCTCGGCTATCAGGGCGGCGTCGGTGCGTTGAAGCAAATGGGCGCTGACAAGATGGGCCTTGCTGACGATGAGCTGGCAGATATCGTTGCTAAGTGGCGCAAGGCCAGCCCTAAAATAGTACAGTTTTGGTGGGACGTGGAAGCCGCAGTTAAAGAAGCTATATCAAAGCGGACATCGGTGCAGTACAAGCACGGGATCGCTTTTCAGTTTGAGGCCGGGATGCTGTTTATTCGGTTGCCTTCCGGCCGGCGGATAGCTTACGCAAAGCCCAGGCTCGAAGAAAATAATATGGGTCGCACGTCGATTACATATCTTGGTGTGAACCAGACGAATAAAAGCTGGTGCAGGCTGGAAACCTACGGCGGCAAATTAGTGGAGAACATCGTGCAGGCGACGGCCAGAGACTGCTTAGCAGAATCAATGCTGAAGCTGGACGCGGCCGGATATAAAATACTGATGCACGTTCACGATGAAGTTATTATCGAAGCGGAACCTGCGGCCGGTGAGTTGGAAAGAGTAATAAAAATAATGTCTGAAAACGTATCGTGGAACAGAGGCCTAAAGCTTGACGCAGACGGCTATGTGACACCTTATTACAGAAAGGATTGATTAGAATATGTCAAATACATTCAGCGCAGTGGAGAACCAAATAAAAATTTTTAAAGAAATGCAGACGGAAATCGCTAAGGACACCAGCATTTTATCAGACGAAGAACGGCTGGAGTTGGAAGGTTATGTAGATAACCAGCGCCGCCAGTGTGAGCTTTATTTGAAATTGAAGCCTGTTAAAAAGGACCCGGAGCCGAAACCTGTGGCGGAGAAAGCCGAGAAAAAAGCTACCCGCAGTAAGAAAGCTGAAGCTAAAACAGCGGTGGCGCCGGAGCCGGAAAAAGCCGCCGAAGAAACTTTAGGGCCGGATCTGTTTTGTGAAGAACCCGCAGCACCTGCGGCAGATATTGATATCGATGATCTTTTAGGTTAGGGGGTGCCCGGTATGGGGACTTTACTTGCAAAAATCGTAATTCCTAAAATGTTTGACTTTATTCAGGCACCTGTCGCTTTAGGCGAAGGACTTTATAAGGATGACAACATCTATGCGCATTACTGTACTGCCTGCGAGCAAACCTTTACCGCAAGGTGGGGTTATACCCGTTTTAATGGTTGGCAGAGCTGGGACGGTAATTTTTTTAGCTGCCCGGGATGCAGGGGATCTTCCGAACATAAAGGTCTTGTGCATGACATCGGTGTAGGAGTGCCTGAAAAAATGATTTTATCGCTTTATGAGTATAAGAATCATATCAGTTTAAGAATTTCATATACGGAAGTGAGCTTTGACGATATTCGTTTTTGTGCTATTCAAAAAAGCTGTCACGAAACCGTAATCTTTGATGTCAGAAAAATGAAGTCTTATTTTGAGACAAAAGATGCTGTCAGATACGAGATATCTAACCCGGCGGAACGGGAGTTCGGAGAACATTCGGCCTTGAAATATCTTACGCATAACAGCACCGCCTGGAAAGAGAACAAAAAAGACTTTGCAAATCTGCTGCTTAAGCTGCGCACTGCTATTAGCAATAAAGTTAAATCCTTGCATGGTATCAGGATTAAAGCAATGCACGTACCTGCTGGCAACTCTATGGGTGCGCTTCTTTTCCCGTTGAGTAATATCGCCTGGCGTTTGGCTGTACCAGACGCCTCTAATCTACCAACGGCTTTTAATGATCGTTCGTGGCGTAGTGACTACCGCGGCTTTGTGAAGGCCCATTATATGGATAAGACAGCGTTAGAATCCTTTTTAGAAAGTGTTATATCCGGAGTACGTGCAGGCAAATCTTATCCGCAAAGCGTATTAAGCGCGATGGGTATTAAGGATACAAAGGCCTTCAGAAAAATCATTGCCAAAGGCAGTATTTTAGAAGCAGGAAGGTTAAAAACCGCTATATGTGTATCGAGTGATTATAAAGAGCAGTTATTGTTGACTGGCGCACTTGCCAGTTGTGGTGGGGCTTTAAAGTCATCCGGGATGCAGATAGAACCCATATATGCCCATTCAGAACAAAATTTAAATTTTTTGAAGCTGGTGGCTGACCATTATAAAAATAATGCTGCCTACTATATGCTCAAGAATTGTGAGTCGGGGGACATAACTGATTGCGGCCAAATGTATTTTAAGCTTATTCCGGAAACACAAAATCTATTATGGGCAGAAAAACCTTCTATTACACAAATTCATGACTGGCTGGTAGAAAAATGGGATGCACAGAAGAACAAAGATTATTCTTTGCAGATACCGGAACATGTGGTCAAACGCATGGCTATGCAAAAAGACAGACTTAAATTTTTTCTTCCGGGAACCGCCCATGAGCTGCGCATGGTCGGGCAGAAATTACACAACTGCGTAGGCTCTTATGCGGAACGTGCGCTTGCCGGCACATGCACCATAGTAACTATGACCAATGATGAGGGTAAGCTGTTAGTTTGCATTGAAGTGGCCGGCGGAGAAATCAGGCAGGCTAAACTCAACCAAAACAGGCCTGTCGCCAGAAACCCTGAACTGAACGCAGCAGTTGTTGAATGGGCTAAAGACGCCAAGTTAAAAATCAATACTTTAGACATCGATAGCCGCAGCAGTGACAAGGAACTGAGGAATGCTATATGATCCCCGCAAAATTTACTATAGCTGTCGGCGGGAGCCGAAAAGCTAAGCAATGGAAAAATAAAGAACTCAGCTGGCCGGATATTCTGGCCAAGCTGCAAACTACGACGCGGACCCGTGAGACTGCGGCCGAGTATGCTAATTTGTCAAAGGCCCGGCAGGATGAGATCAAAGACGTGGGCGGTTTTGTGGGCGGCTATATTAAAAATGGCCGCCGCATTGCCGGCAACGTGGTCAAGCGTCAGCTGATAACACTGGACGCCGATTTTGCTGACAGTAGCTTTATGACGATACTGGATTTGGTACTGGGTGATGTTTGTTATGCAGTTTATTCAACGCATAAGCATACCCCAGATAAACCACGACTGCGCGTTGTGATCCCTTTGGCCAGAGCAGTGCAGCCGGATGCGTATCAGGCTACTGCCCGGCGCATTGCTGACAGTATTGGTATGGATCTATTTGACGATACAACCTACGAGGCCGAACGGCTCATGTACTGGCCCAGCACACCGGCAGACGGCGAGTATGTATTTTTCGCTAACGAAAGCGCGGACTGTTTAGATCCGGACGATGTGCTTGCTACATACGATGACTGGCGTGATACATCGACGTGGCCGGAGAGTTCGAGGGCCAATAATCTGCGGCAGACAGCGGCCAAAAAGCAGGGCGACCCTTATGAGAAACCGGGCACGATCGGCGCCTTTTGCCGCACATATTCAGTACCCGATGCGATAGAGTGCTTTCTCGGCGAAGTTTATGAGGCCTGCGGTGAAGGGCGTTATACCTATAAAAACGGCAGCACGTCCGGCGGACTGGTTATGTACGAAGATGGAAAATTTGCGTACAGCCACCACGGAACAGACCCGATCAGCGGCAAGCTGGTCAACAGTTTTGACCTTGTGCGGCTGCACCTTTTTGGTGATAAAGATGTTGACGTTGAAGTCGATACCAAAATAAACAACCTGCCGAGCTATAGCGCAATGCAGGAATTTGCAATGAACGATGATGCAGTTAAGACGGAGCTGGCCAAGAAGTTACTTGAAGATAGTGACGACTTTGGAGAAGTACCGGCAGATATTGACTGGATGAGTAAGCTGGATGTGCATTATAAAACTGGGAAGATCGAGTCAACGCCAAAGAATGTACGGATAATTTTGGAAAATGATACTAATTTATCGGGTAAAGTTGCCTATAACGATTTCAGTTTCCGGACGGTACTTTTAGATAGTATGCCCTGGCGCCCAATCAAACAAGGAGCTACCTGGAATGATACGGATGACAGTTGTTTGAGAAATTACTTGAGCAGTGTTTATGATATCAAAGGCGCCCAGATTATTGCTGACGCCTGCGCAGAGGTTTTTACACGTAACCATTTCCACCCTGTACGCGATTATATTAAGGCTACAGAGTGGGATGGAACACCAAGGGTAGATAGTCTTTGGATAGACTACCTCGGCGCCGCAGATACTAATTATGTGCGCACAGTGACCCGTAAGCACCTTGTTGCAGCAGTAGCAAGGGTATTCAATCCCGGCTGCAAATTTGACAATGTGATAATTCTTTGCGGGCCGCAGGGTATCGGTAAAAGTACGATGCTCAAGAAGCTTGGTCGTGAATGGTTTTCAGACAGTCTTACCAGTGTGCAGGGCAAGGAAGCATATGAGCAGCTGCACGGCGTTTGGATCGCAGAACTAGGCGAGCTGTATGCTACGAGAAAGGCTGAATCTGAGGCGGTAAAGCAATTTTTATCGAAGTCGGAAGATATCTTTCGTGTGGCTTATGGCCGTAGAACGGTGCCCTTTCCCCGGCAGTGTGTGTTCTATGGGACGACCAATGAAACAGAGTTTTTAAGAGACCGGACCGGGAACAGAAGGTTTTGGCCTATAACCGTCGGCGGGGCGCACGATAAAAGCTTTAGGGATTTCACGGAAGCCGAAGTCGCACAAGTTTGGGCAGAAGCCTACCATCTGTGGAAGCAGGGCGAAAGCCTGTACCTTGATGACGAAATGACTAAAGAAGCCGTTAAGGCCCAGGATGCACACACTGAGGTATCCGAGAAAGTAGGGCTGGTGCGTGAATACTTGGATACTTTGCTGCCGGAGAACTGGGATAGCTTGGATATGTATGAACGCCGAGACTTTTTGGAAAGTGATGAGCCAACAGAGCAGGGAACTGTGCAGCGGCATAAGGTTTGTGCGGCTGAGATTTGGTGCGAAGTGCTTGGCGGGCGTCTAAAGGATCTTAGCGGGTTATCTTCCAGAGAGATAAACAGTATCATGCTAAATATGCCTGATTGGGAAAGATCGAAGGGTACTTTGCGGTTCGGAAAATTGTACGGAACGCAGCGTGCCTTTATACGAAAGACAAATTTAGGTGAAACAGAGGTGTAGACAAAGGCCGTAAACACGAAAATACTTTAGCGTGATAAAGCGTGGCGGCGTAAACAATGTAAACAAAAAATTTGAGAGTTTAGTAAAAGTTAGGAAAAAGAGCAAACAAAGTAAACAAGATAATAGGTCTGTTTACATCATATGTTTCTGCCGAAAGATAAGCCCTAAGTAGGTTTACGAGGGGTGTCGAACAAAGTAAACAAAATATATTACTATAAAGATAATTTAATAATAATAGCAGGTGTATAGGCGTGCGCACGCGCGTAATAGCCATATATATATAGGGGCCATTTTCGTGTACGCTTTGTTCACACCTGAAAAATGCAGGAGGTGTGTGTGTGGAGAGGACAGAAAAAGAAGTTGAACGGTATTTGTGCAAAAGAGTGAAAGAGCTGGGCGGTAAGGCATATAAATTCGTGAGCCCTGGCAACGCAGGTGTGCCGGATAGGCTTGTCGTAGTGCCTACCGGGGCGGATAAAACTATTACTGCGATATATCTGCTGGTAGAAGTAAAAAAGCCAGGTGGTAAATTGCGGCCGCAGCAGCGCATGAAAATCAAAGAGCTGTGTGATATGGGCGCAGATTGCAGAATAGTTGACAGCTACGAACGTGTAGACAAAGTAATTTTGGAACTGGAAACGGCGGTGGCCGCAGCGGCATTTATTGCTGCAGAATTATCAGGAGCAGTCAAAAATGGCTAATATGTTTAAACCGCATAGCTATCAGGAGTTTGCAATCAAAAAAATATTGGAACTACCGGCGCTGGCACTATTTTTGGATATGGGACTTGGCAAAACAGTCTGCAGCTTAGTCGCTGTAACGCAGCTTTTGTGGGATTATTTTTCGGTGTCTAAGGTTTTGATCATCGCACCTAAAAAGGTCGCAGAAAGTACGTGGGACAGCGAAACTGAAAAATGGGACGCCACGCAGCAGCTGAAAATATCTAAAATATTAGGCAACGCCAGCGAACGAAGAAAGGCGCTGGCAGCAGAGGCCGATATTTACATCATCAATCGGGACAATGCTGTATGGCTGATGGAGCAGCTGCACTGGCGGCCGACAATGTTTGATATGCTGATTCTCGATGAGAGCAGCAGTTTCAAAAATCCGCAGGCCAAAAGATTTAAGGCGCTGCGAAAGGTGAGGCCGTATTTTGAGAAAGTGTTAGAGCTGACAGGCACACCGGGCGATAAATTAATGGACCTGTGGGCACAGATTTATTTGCTGGACGGCGGGAAAAGACTGGGCCGGACAATAACAGAATACCGTAACCGCTGGTTTGTTCCAGATAAAAGCAATGGCTACGTGGTTTATTCATATAAGCCAAAACCTGGAGCCGAGCAGGAGATATATGCAGCAATCAGTGATATTACTTTCAGTATGAGTGCTGGTGATTGGCTGGAACTGCCGGAGCGTATCGACAATGTGATCAGCGTCGATATGGGTACAGGGGCAAGAGCCAGATATAAAGAGCTTGAAAGACTTTTGGTTTTAGAACTTCCGGAGGGTGATGTTACAGCTGCTACCGCAGCAACACTTTCAAACAAACTTCTGCAGATGGCGAACGGAGCTGTTTATGACGAGAACAAAGGCGTTATAGACATTCACGATGAAAAGCTGGTCGCATTGAAAGAAATAGCAGAATCAGGAAATCCGATACTGGTCTTTTATGCATACAGGCATGATCGGGACAGGTTGCTTAAATGGTTCAATTATGCAAGAGAATTGAAAACGCCTGAAGATGTTAACTATTGGAACGCAGGCAAGATAAAAATGCTTATTACGCACCCGGCTTCTGCCGGCTACGGACTGAATTTGCAGGCCGGCGGCAATACGATAGTCTGGTTTGGACTTACATGGAGCCTGGAACAGTATAAGCAGGCTAACGCCAGACTATATAGGCAAGGCCAGCAGCAGACCGTAATAATACACCATTTGGTTACTAAAGGTACTATGGACGAGCAGGTAATGGCGGCGTTAGCGCATAAGGATGCCAGCCAGGCAGAACTGCTGGCAGCAGTTAAAGCAAGGGTCGAACAATATAGAACAGGAGCTGAGTGACTAATGACGGAACAAGAATTTATACAAGCAGTAAAAAATAAATTGAATTATATACAGGGGATGTTTGAGGTCAAGAATGACCAGTATTCAACAGATAAAGATCCCTTGGCGAATTTTACGACCGGAGCGAGACTGATGTATGGGGATAATGGATTTTCGGTGCAGTACGAAGCGCTGAAAGCATATGCCGCGAAACATGTTGCACACGTTTATAATAACAGGCTGACCGGTGCCAAAGTACAGGAGAGTATCGATGACATAATCTGCTACTTTGTAATTGCGTCAGTTTTGGCAGATCAAGAACTGAAGGAGCGTGTTTAGAGTGGCACATAAGTGTAAGGGCTGCGTGTGGAGCCGTCAAGTAAGCGAGAATAAAGTTTACTGTCGTAGGGTAAATTGTGTAAAAGAAAATCGATTCCGGAGCGTGATCGGTATGTTAGGGCAGGTGAAGCATGGTCATCAGCTGAGTGAAGCTGAAAGTGCTGCGATAGACGTTGCTGCAGATGTTTTACGGACAGAGGGGTGATGCGATGCCTACGGACGAAATAAAGGAAAGATTAAAAAATGCATGGGTCTGGCAGAAACAACTTGAAGCGGATTTGCAAATGCTGCAGGATCTAAGAGATTTGGCAGAGCAGATAACCCCAGTCTACAGTTTGGCGCCTGGGGGCGGTAGCAGTAACGACAAATTGGGCGGTACAGTTGCGAAGATGGCTGACGTGGAAGTATCTGTTCAAAGCGATATTAGGATGCTTACAGAGGCGCTAGCGGCGACAAGAGCGCTAATAAAAATGCTTGACGACGAGAAGTTGCAGCTGATATTGTTCAAACGGTACCTGAATTATCAGCGTTGGGAGGTTATTGCTGCGGATTTGGGGTATAGCTGGCGACAGGTACATAGATGTCATGCTACAGCATTAAAATTTTTAGAAAAGATGTCATAGAATGTCACATACTTGACGTGTTATAATGTATGTGTAGAAATTGACAAAAGCCGTTGATCTGTTTAAGGATCAGCGGCTTTTGTGGTAGTATGCAGGATTAAGTAAACTTGTGACGAAATAATACCCTAATAAATTTATATTAGGGGTGGGTATTTTGGCTACGTGTAATAGAAGAATTAATTTTTTTAGTGTGAGGCTTGGAATTACTATTGGCAATGCAATTGAATTAATTTTAGATTCACGAGCGATAAGAGAAAGAGTAGATCGTGGAGTAAATATAATCAATAATTTGCCTTTTGTCTTGAGTAATAATAATTCAAGATATTTTAGGTTGCCCAATGGTAATGATTTATCTATGTATATAGATAGTTATTTAAATGGCGTAATTGAAGGACGTATTGTACTATGCAGAAGGAGCTTACTTCCAGAAATAGAAGACAGTGGTAACTTGACTAGTTTACAGTTAGCGGAAAATGCTGGATTAGCTGAAATTACACATTTTAAGTATTTTAGTAATTTCAATATTTTAGGTGTAGAATATAATTTTTATGGCCCCAAAAGTGGGAATATAGTTGAATATTTTCAAAATAAATTAATTGGGTGTATAGATATGTTTAGGGTAACGTCTGTTATTGATAATACATGGAGCGAATTACTAAATTCTGATAGGTATCAATTATCAATGTTTGGGTTTAAAGCTACACGGAATGCAGCTGATAGTATTAGAAGATTAAATAATAGTTTAGGAGAGGCTTTTGACGCTGCGGCATCTATTGAAGATGTTGAAGAAATAGAATTAATAGTGAGACGTAGAAGTAGATCTAGAGAGTCTTTTAGTCCAGAAGGTTTTTGTTGGCGTAATTTATTTGAAAATAATTTTATACATAGAGAAGAGTTCGAAAAGTTATCAGTAGGATTAGTCGAAGATGGACATAACCGAACTTTAAATTTATTGGAGGATAAGTTGTGTGTGAATAAAGTAGTAAGCGTAGTAGAAGGAAGAACTAGAAGTTTGGTATCTACTAGTGTGTATGCTGCCATTTCTTCAGCATTTGAAGATTGTAGAGAGCAGTTGATATTACAGGGGCGAATAGAATGAAACATTTTTTAAAATATGAAGAGTCTTGGATATTGTTAATTGTTTTTATAATTATTTTTTTTGTTGGAAATTATAATGGTTTTAATGAGTTGGTTATAAAACAATTATGTGGGCTTAGATCTACACTTTATGCTACTCTAGCACAAATCATGGGCGCTTTGTTGGGGATTGTTATTGCAGGATTAGCAATTTTGTTGACTATGGAAAAGTCTAGTGCTATGCAGATATTGAAGAAAAGTCCATATTATGAAGAGCTTTTTAATATATTTATTCTCAGTTGTAAAAGATTAGCACTTGGTACGTTATTATGTGTTGTGGCATTAGTATTTGATAGAGATTTAGATCCTCAATTATGGCTAAGTTATGGTGTATTATGGTGTGTAATATTATCATCAATTAGTATGTTTAGATGTATATGGGTCTTAAAAAATGTAGTGAAATTACAGATAAAATAGTAGTTTTTCCAAAGCACTCACATTCGTGGGTGCTTTTCTCATGTGTTGAAACAAACATAAATAACGAGGCGGTGGTGATCATGTGAGCGAGAAACACGAGCAGGCTTATGAAGATTATAAAACTGGTATGAAATATCAGGCTTTGGCTGATAAATATGGCGTCAGTGTTAATACAATAAAAAGCTGGAAGCAACGATACCGATGGATAAGAAAAAGTGTGCATACAAAAGAAAAAGTATGCACCCCAAAAAAGGGCGCGCCAGCAGGCAACAAAAATGCAGTAGGGAATCCAGGTGGCGGGGCTCCTGCTGGGAACCACAATGCTTTTGCGCATGGCCTATACGCTAAGTATTTGCCGGCAGAGACGCTGGAGCTGGTGGAGAGCATTGAGAATAAAAGCCCGCTTGATTTGCTTTGGGAGAGTATTTGCATTAAGTACGCGGCAATTATCCGGGCACAGCAGGTAATGTTTGTAAAAGATGCCGAAGATCATACGATCATAAAAAGTGGTGAATCAGTATCTGATAGTGGCGGCTCTGGGCATTGGTCCGTAAAATCAGCAGCTGATAAACAAGCTGCATTTTTAAATGCTCAGTCAAGGGCAATGTCTACGTTGACCAATTTGATTAAACAGTATGAGGATATGAGACCTGAGGGCGAAGCTGAGCTACGTATTAAAAAGCTGAAAGCTGATTTATTGAAGGATAGTGATAAAGATAGTGGTGGATTACCGCCGATCATCTTAGAGGTTGACGAACCATGAAGCTATTAAGTGATGTTATCAAACCAACACTGAGGCAACGGGAATTTTTGAAGGCTGTAGAAGGAAACACCTATACTCTTTACGGCGGTGCGGCGGGTGGTGGCAAAAGTTATATTCTCAGGTGGACGTTAATCTATCTGTTAATCAAATGGTATAAAACACTAGGCTTACGTGGTATTCGCGTAGGCCTTTTTTGCGAAGACTATCCAGCTCTGCGGGAACGGCATTTATCTAAAATAACAGCAGAGTTTCCTGATTGGCTTGGACAATATAAAGAATCGACGCATGAATTTACTTTAAACGAGAAATTCGGCGGTGGCGTTTTGGCTTTTCGCAATCTGGACAAGGTCAGTAAATACTTGTCCAGCGAATTTGCGGCCATTGCCGTAGATGAATTGACGCTCAATCATCAGACGGTTTTTGATTTTTTGCGTATGCGTTTACGCTGGCCTGGAATAGATGATCCTAAATTTATTGCAGGAACTAACCCTGGTGGAATTGGTCACGTTTGGGTAAAAGCAATATTTGTTGATGGTGAGATACCGAAAGAATTGCAGGCATATAAAGGCAAAATAGCTTTTGTCCGGGCGTTTGTTCAGGATAATCCTTATTTGCCGGCAAGCTATTTAGAGGCTTTGGCAACCCTGCCGGATGAATTGAGAAAGGCATATCTAGAAGGATCATGGGATATTTTCGAGGGTCAATTCTTTTCCAGCTGGAATAGAGATATACATGTTATTCGTCCGTTCAAAATTCCTGACGGTTGGATGCGATTCAGGATGGGCGATTGGGGCAGTTATCATCCATATGCGTTCTATTGGGGTGCTGTGGATTATGATGGTAAGATTTACATTTACAGAGAGCTTTATGGATATGGTGGCAAGGCTGATGTCGGGACAAAAGAAACATCTAGGCAGGTTGGGCAGAAGGTTGCAGATGCCGAGGCGAGTGATAAGCAACTGGTGCAATATGGGGTACTTGATAATGCCTGCTGGAATAAACAGGATCCCGGGGCGCCGAGCATAGCGGAAGAAATAAATAAAGTGCTGATCGAAAACAAGTGTAAGACTTTTGGTCCGTCGGTAAAAGGACGTGAGCAGGTTGCAGAGGAAATACGCTTGCGGTTGGAAGGATACATGGATAATGAGGGGAAGCAAATTCCTGGCATATATTTTTTCAGCACTTGTGTGCATCTTATTCGCACATTGCCCTCTATTACGCATGATAAATATAATCCAGAAAAGTACGATACAAACTGCGAGGATCATGCGATAGACGCTATTGGCTACGGTTGCATGAGCCGGCCATATAGACCGACGCCGCCTAAAAAGCCTGATCCGTATAGTTTGGACAAATATAAAAAGAAGCCGAAGCAGTTTGGCGTGTGGGGTGTTTGATGTGATCAGATCTGTGATTGAGATAAGCGACAAGGTTAGTTTTAGAGTTACAGGCCATGCACCGAGTAGTGGTGACGGTTGGAATGTGGTATGCGGGTTAGTGAGTATGCTTGCCAATGTGGCGGCAAATGGCTGCAGCGAAAATTGCGATTGCTACAAAGAGTACAGTTACGGTAAGGGCGAGCTGGAGTTTGAGTGCGAGCGCAATGACAGGACTGTAGCTATCGTAAGGGCAGTAGAGGCGGGGCTTAATGATTTGAAGGATAAGTTTCCTAAGTGCTTTGAGTAGGTGGTGATTAGATGGATGGCGTGAATGATTTACAGTATGTCAATGCTGGCGATACGACAGTGATTGCGGATAATCCTATGCTTACTAAATTTAAGAAACGGTTTGCTGAGGCCGTGGAATCGGGCCAGAAATGGCGAAATGAGGCTAAAGAGGATTTAGGGTTTTATACCGGACGCGAGCAATGGCGCAGCGATGATAAGCGTAATCTTGAGGATCACCAGCGTCCTGCTATTACTATTAATCGCATTAAGCCATTGCTTAATGTGCTTTCAGGTTATCAGCGCCTGAACAGGTATGATATTGAGTTTTTGCCGCGGACTAATGATGATGTACCGCTGGCTGACGTGCGCAAGGGCGTGACGAAGTATATTATGGACCGTAGCCAGTATGATAACGAGGAGAGCGATGCTTTCTTTGATGCTGCGGTTATGGGCATAGGCTGGCTTGAGGTTGGTTATAAGTTTGACTGGTCGGCTATGGATGGCGATGCGTTTATCCGGCGTGTGGCGCCATTTAATATTTATATTGATCCGGAGAGCCGTGATAAGTATTTCCGTGATATGCAATTTATTGTGCGTGCTCGCTGGGTATCGAAAGAGGAGCTAGCGAAAACATATCCTGAGCATAAAGAGGAGATAGAAGCGCAGACAGCAGTGTATTTGTCAGAGGAAGAGGAGTACGACAATCAAAAGCTGTGGTGGCAGAAGGAAAACGAAAAAATACGGTTGGCCGAATATTGGTATAAAAAGACGGTTAAGAAGAAGTTGTTTTTGCTGAATACCGGTGAGATGGTGTTTGAGGTTACGCCTGAGATGATTGCCATGCAGATGGTTGTGCAGGTAACAGAAGCACCTGTCACAGAAATTTGGCTGATGAGCTTTTTTGATAATGTGGTTTTGGAGCATATCAAAAGTCCGTATGAGCATGGCGAGTTTCCTTTTGTACCGATGCTGGCTTATTATCAAGGCGAGGATGATATTCCTGCTGGTGTTGTGCGTGACCTTAAAGATCCACAGCGGGAGATCAACAAGCGCCGCAGCCAGGAGCTACATATTTTAAATACGCAGTGTAATGGCGGCTGGATCGTGGAAGAAGGCGCTATGACGCCGGAGCAGGAGAGTAATTTGCGCAGCAATGCGTCAACTCCGGGAGCTATCATTAAGACTGCTAATGGGGCTTTGCGCGGTGGATCTATGCAGCGTTTGGAACCGCAGGGTTTACCTGCAGGTGCTATTAATGCCACGCAGGAGGCTATGGCGGAACTGCCACAGATTAGTGGTATCAATGAGGCTTTGATGGGGACTGATATAAGTAATCAGTCAAGCGGCAGAGCCATTGAGCTGAAGCAGAAGCAGGCTATTACACATATTGCATCATTATTTGATAATTTGCGGTACGCTAAAAAACGTATCGCTTTTTTATTGTGGGGCAAGCGTGGGGCAAAGGGTATTGTCCCGCAGTTTTATACTGATGAGAAAACATATAGAATCGTAGGGCCTAACGGCCATTATGATTTTATTACTGTTAATCAGCAGCAGCAGCAGTTTGATGCCGAGAAGATGCAGGTTATCCAGACAACGCTTAATGATTTAAGCCAGGGCGAATTTGATATTGTTGTGAGTGATACGCCGGCAACAACTACGCAGCGTACTGCACAGTTCTGGAGCCTTGTGGATGCGTGCAGTAAGCTTGGTATCAATGGCAATATGGTGCTGGATATTCTGCTTGATCTTTCAGATGTTGCCCAAAAGGACGAGATCAAGAAAAGGCTGCAGCAGGAGCAACAGCAACAGGCGCAGGCTGCCCAACAGCAGCAGCAGGTGCAGCTTGAGATTGAAAAGCAGAAAAAGCTTAGCAGGTCGATGGCTTATAAGGATCTGCAGTTGCCGCTGCAGCTTGCTTTGGCAGCTGAGGCAGGTATTTTCCCGAAGCAGTATGCTGATGCGTTTATGCAGTGGAGCGTAGGGCAGTATGCCAAGCAGATGGGTATTCCAGTGCAGGCTCAGCAACAGATGATGCAGCAGGGACAAATGATACCTGGGCAGCAAATGATGCAAGGTAATCCACAGACTGGTAATCAGCAGGGACCGGCTCCGCAGCCGCAGGTAATGACGCAGGCTGCGATGAGGGGCATGGTTGAAGCTAATAAACCAGTACTTTAATTTAAGGAGTGATTTTTATGGTAGCAAAGAAAAAGGTTGAGAATTTGGACGCCGTTACTGAGGTTGGTACTGAGAATGTAGTAGTGGAAAATGTTGTAGACACTGGTGGATGCTCTGATAATGAGAATCTTCCGCCAGATGGTGAGCAGGCTTGTTCCTTACAAGTCACCGAACTAAACTTTCTTTATGAAAAAGGGACACAAGTACAGATGAAGGGGCTGGAGATGGCGGAGAAGCTGTTGGATGATTTTGGAGCGCAGAAACCGCCGTATAATGAACAGCAGCTAAAAATTGCTATGACTGCGATGGATCTATATAACGCTTTTAAGGCGTGATAGACCGTCGCTTTTATATTTCGCGCCGACGGCGATACGGTCGTTATTTCGTCTGCGGACGTTAAAAGGAGTACTCATATGAGAAAAGATTTTGATTTACAACTTTTTGCTGAGGATATGTTTTCTATTCCAGGTATTGACGATGATATTGCCAAAGAACTTTCAGGCGAGTTTGCTGATAAGGCAGACGAGGAAACCGAGGAAGATGCTGAGGCTGTAGAAACCAGTACCGAAGAAGCGGCTGAAACTGCTGCCGTGACCGCTGATGCTGACAGTGATAACAAACAAGTAGATGCGGCAGAGAATAAGGCTGGCGATGGCGAGGACGATGAGCATAGGGGTGCTATCCCTTATAAGCGTTTTGCCGAGGTTAATCAGGAGAGAAATGAGTATAAGAAGCGTATTGCCGAGCTTGAGGCTAAGCTTGCTGATAAACCTGTGGCATCCCCTGCAACGCAGGCTAAGGCTGGTGACGATAAGGCTGGCGTCGCTGCTGCTCACTTTGCTCCTGATGCTTTGACAGAAGAGCAGATGCAGAAAATCGTGAAAATCGCTGTTGCCAATGCCAAGGATAAGTTGAAGTTGACTGACGAGGATTTAGAGAGCATGAACTTTGCTGACGGCGTGGAGCGTAAGGCTCAGTTTGATGCCGTTGTGCAGCAGGAGGTTGGACGGATCCAAAACGGTATTAGAGAGTATGCGCAGCGTCAGCAGACTATGCGGCAGCAGGAAGATGTTTTTAAGCAGGAAACTGAGATGGTGTCTCGTCAGTTTGATGAGTATAATGCAAAGTTTGCTGCTTATGAAGACTGCGAGGCGCGCTGGTCTTATATCAGCGAGCAGAAGTTTTCTCAGCTGCCGCCAATGCAGCAGCGTGTAGTTGATGATGCTTTTAGTAGGATCAAAGCTCATAAAGGTACTTATCAGGATTTTTATATTGTTGAGAGTTATTTTAACGAGGCTAATGCGGAATATGAAAAAACGCTCGCTTCGGCGGCTTCGGTGCAAACCGATACCAAAAGTAAAGTTGAAGAAGTAAAAAATAAAATTACGAAAGCGCAGGCACTGCCGAAAGCGACTGAGGTTGCTGGCGATGGTGCAGGGGATAAGCTTTATACCCCTGAGAAGATCGCACAGATACTAAACGGACCTTCGGATGGGTGGGATAAGTTACCTGAGGAGATTAAACAAAAAGTTCTTCGAGGTACTTTGTAATCTGCGCGGAAAGGCAGATATATGAGAAAGAATTTTGATTTACAGCTTTTTGCTGATACTACTTTGCCTGCGGACCTGGTACAGAAAGCATGGTCTAAGCAGTTGTGGAAAGAGGCTGAACGGGATAACTTCTTTGCTAAGTTTACCGGTGACAGCCAGGAAAATATTATTCAGATCAAAAATGATTTGAAGAAAGAAGCCGGTGACCAGATTACTGTGCCGCTTGTTATGCGTTTGACGGGCACTGGTGTTACTGGTGATAATACACTTGAAGGTAACGAGGAGGCTTTGCAGTTTTACGATTTCAAAGTCAAGGTTGACCAGATCCGGCATGCGGTACGTTTAAAAGGCAAAATGGAGGAGCAGAAGACTGCTTTGAATTTGCGCCAGTCTGCTAAAGATGGTTTAAAACTGTGGATGACTGAGAAGCAGGAGAAAATGATTGTTGATACTCTTACTGCTACACCGTCTGATGATAAGACTATTTATGCAGGTAGTCGTGCTGCCGAGAATGAGCTTACTGCCAGCGATTTGCTTACTACTGATTTGATTTCTGTAGCAGCTCGTAAAGCGAAGACTGCTGAGCCGAAAGTCCGTCCGGTGAATATTAAAGGTAAAAAGTATTATGTGATGCTGGTGGATAATTATCAGGCCCGCGATCTTAAAAAGGATGAGAAGTGGCGCGATGCGCAGAAATATTGCGCTGAACGTGGTGAGGATAATCCTATTTTCAGCGGGATGCTGGGTGTGTATGACGGCGTTGTGTTGCATGAGTATGATGGATTGAAGCGTACTGCTACTGGTGCATCCAGTGCTAAGGTTGGACATGCTCTGCTTTTGGGTTGCCAAGCAGGCGTAAAGGGCGTGGCACAGGAGACGGATTGGAACGAGGAGACTTTCGACTATAAGAACAAGGTCGGCTTTGCTACCGGTGCTATCTTGGGTGTTGCCAAGTCTGTATTTAATGACAGTGACTTTGCTGTTGTGCAGGTTATGACTTCCAGCGCTGACGATTAAAACAAAAGATGGGCATGGCATGAAGCTATGCCCATTATTTTTTTAGGCTGAGGTAGAGCAATGAAGATTAAAACTATTGTTGAGAAGGTCCGGTTTAAGATCAATGATGTTGATGCGTACAGGTTTGCTGATGAGCAGATAGTAGATATTGTTAACGAGGCAGAACGGTTCGTCAGGAACATTTTTCTTGAGTTACGGCCAGAATTGTTGGCCGATAAGGTTGAAACCGGTACGTTCGCCAAGGGTGAGAATGTGGCCCGGCTTGATTATATCCCGGTACGTTATATTGATGTGCGGTGTGGTAAAAAGATCCTCCATGCCGTAAATATCCATGAAATTAAGGATTTGACGGCTGTGGGTGAGCCAGAGGTTTATGTTGTAGTTGCTAAGAGTGCGATTGCTGTTTACCCACTTCCTGATAAGGAGATGCCGTATTTTGTAACAACCGTAAATAGTTTTACGGAGCAAGGTCTTGAGGATGATTCATTTTTTGGCGATGACTATGACGATTCACTGATTGAGTTTACGGCGATGCGGCTTTCGATGTTGGATGAGTTTGACGAGAGTGTTGAGGCACAGCTTTTGGCGGAAATACGCAGTAATGTGCAGAGTAAGCTGCTGCGTTTGACCAATAGCCCGCATTTTATAAAAAGTTATTATTGAGGGTGATGGTATGAGGCTTGCAACTAAACACGCTAACCAGCAGACGGTTACGCTGTATGATTTTACCGGTGGTCTGAATACATCGACGACAGAAGAAACTATTGCCGATAATCAGCTTGCTGTTGCCGTTAATGTTGAGGTTGATTCAGTGACAGGGCTTTTGCGTACTGTGAGCGGTACCAGAACTTTGTTTAAGGTTGAGGATGACGGTGACCATAATGTAAGTGCCGCTGCTTATGATGTATTGAATGATACATTGCTTTTGTTTTTAGACTGCGGGCTGGTATTGGCAACGCAGGATAGGCAGAGGTATGAGGTTATTGGCAGGCTGACAGGTAGTAAAAATGTAGTGACTACTGTATGGGAAGATGGTTTGCTTGTTGCCAGTGGCGGCCGGTTGCAGTACGTTGCAGGGACGCAGATGAAAACAATCAGCGCTTCTCCACCTATATGTAATGGTGTTTTCGTACGCAATGGCAGGGTGTTTGTTTTTGATGATGAGGATAATCTGCGTTATAGTGCTGTAGGTGATGAGACTAACTGGACAGAGGATAGTAATGATCCCAGTGCTGCAATTTTTGTGCAGATTGGCTATAAGGCCGGCGGTAAGATCATAGGGCTTGTGAATATGTCGAGCGATATGCTGATTATTAAAAGTAACGGCATGGTGTTCAGACTGATCGGTGAGTATCCTGATTGGTCGATTAGTGAAGTTGGTCGCAATATTTTTTGCAAAGGCCCTGCTGCTTTTTGCAGTGCTGCGAGTAATGTAATGGTTATGGGCGCTTCGGAGTTGGCGGCAGTGGTGACGACGCAGGAATACGGAGATATGCGGCCACAGAATATGGGCGCAAACGTGGAGCGTGAAATTGCTGCTTTGCCTGCCGGTGTTAAGATGCGATATGTGCCGCCGTTGAAACAGGTTTGGTGTATAGGAGAAAGTGGTTATGTGCTGGTATACGATTTGACTGTTGGGGCTTTTTTTGAGCGCAGGTTTAACAGTATGGTGGCAGATGTTGTTGCGGTAGATGACATGGTTTATGTGGTTAAGAGCGATAGTTTGTGCGTGCTTGATGAGATGTCTTTTACTGATGACGGGATGCCGCTGGAGTTTAGGATGCAGTCGAAAACGATGATCGCCAGTTATGATTATTTGATTAAGCGCGTGGTGATAAATGTTACGCCGCAGGGAAATGAGTATGTGGATGATAATTATTTCCACGTGGGTTCGATGAAGTTTGCTGCGCCGCTGCAGGTTGCGGGCAAGTATATTTACCATAACTATACTAAGCTATACAGAAGCATGATGCCGCTGGTCAAAAGCAAGGCGCAGATTGTGTATAGCAACAGTGAGTTTGTTTTTGATAATTTTGAGGATATTTATGGCAGTAACAGGGTCTTGTATCCGTCGCGCATGTATGCTTCGGATAACAGGATAAGGTATAGAAGTAAGGCAGTAAGAATACGGGGCGATGGCAGCGGGGTAAGATTTATCCTGAATTCGATCAAGCTTGACGTAGTGGAGGTGTGATATGGGCTATAAGGTGATGTTTGAGCTGGATTACAGGCCTAACGGTGATACGGTGGATGATTTTGCGCAGAAGTATATGAAGGAGATCCCGCGCATTTATGAGATCGTTACGAATATCCAGGGCAATAAGGTTTTTGATAATGATGATTTGACTGCTGGGCAGCTGAAGGTTGAGGATGGTAATTTATATATCCGTAACAGCGTTAATAGTGATTGGGTGCTGATAGGCAGCAGCGATAAGGCGTATCTTGGTTTAGCGGATGCTGGTTTTTTAGGCAAGACTGATTTGGATACGGTGGTGCCGAAGATCGATCCGGAAACGGGACTGATCAGTGTAGGGACTACCGGTAATGCGGGGAAAATAGCAGGCCGGGCGATAACTACGGCGGCGCTGGCTGATGGTGAAGTGCTGGTATACAGGGCGTCGGTGAATGCGTTTGTAAATGAGGGCAAGAGTGCGATTGGTCAGGCCAAGTCGTTGATTTTTAATTTGAACGGTATAAATATTGTTGATTATAACGGCAGCAGTACCAAGACGGTAAGCTTGCCCAGCGTGGTAACATCGGAAGAAGTACCGCTTAACCAGCAGCGTAACAGTATGTGGATTAAGCCGCTTGAGGGTTGATGTTATGTTTAATGTTTTTATGAATGACATTACGATGACTAAAGGCGATGACGCAAGCTTTGATGTAGGTATAAGTTATAACGATAAATGCAGGCCTTATGTAATGCAGCAGGGCGATGTGTTGACTTTTACAGCTAAAAAGGCTGCTGATGATGAGACGGCAGCTATTTTGAAGACGTTGACGGAATTAAAGCTTGTTATAGCCGCTGCCGACACGAAGGAGCTGGAGGTTGGCAGTTATAAGTATGATTTGCAGCTGACGTTTGCGGACGGCAGGGTGCAGACTGTGGCTGTTGGTAACTTTGTGCTGGAGGAGGAGATCACAATATGAGCAATCAGTTAAGGGCTGTGCTGAGTGAAACGGCCGTTGATGTGAACAGTGTGCAGCAGTATGCAAGCAGGCTGGGGTTTCCGACGGTGGGCGCCGGCGATGTTATTTATCTGGATAAAGAAGATAACGCTATGTATCGCTTTGATGAGGAGAAGCTGCTGTATTATTGTGTTGGCCGTGACTGGAAGGAAATAGGAGTTTTGAATGGAGGTAATGCAAATGGCTAATAAAGAGTTGATGGCAAAACTTGTTTTGCGGGCGGATACGGCGGCTAACTTTAGGACGGCTAATCCGGTGCTGCTGAAAGGTGAGTGTGCTTTTGAGGCTGATACGTATAAGGTGAAAATAGGCGATGGCGTGAAGGCGTATACCGCACTTGAATATTTTAAGGGCGATATTGATTATATTTTGGATACTTTTTTAGACAAAGCTACTTATGCGGCGACGAAGCAGGGTTATGTGAAGGCTGCTGAAAAGGCTGATAAGCTGACTAATGCTGTGACAATAAACGGCGTGAGCTTTAACGGTACGCAAAACATTACGGTTGAGGATGATACTAAGATACCGGTTAGCGAGAAGGGCGCCCCGGACGGTGTGGCGACTTTAGGTAGTGACGGGCTGGTGAAAAGCGAGCAGCTACCGAGTTATGTGGACGATGTAGTAGAGGGTTATTTTTATGATGGTAAATTTTATGTGGAAGCTGGACATACTACGGAGATCACCGGTGAAAGCGGGAAAATTTATGTAGATGTTACCGACGACGCTGATAACAAGACTAATGTTTACCGTTTTAGCGGCAGTGCTTATATCAGTATTTCTAATCCGCTTGATATTGCAACGGAGGCCGAGGCGATTGCTTATTCTAATAACACGAAGGCCATGACGCCGCTGCGGGCCAAGCAGGCTATTGATAATGCTGAGATCAGCACATCGAAGCTGTACGTTCCGGCAGGTGACAGGTTGATTATTAACGGTGGCAATGCTTCTGCATAGGAGGGCTGCAAATGGATAAGAATTTGAAGGCTGTATTGCAGCTGAGGCGTGATACCAAGGAAAACTTACAGCAGGCTAATATGGTATTGATCCAGGGCGAGCCGTGTGTAGAAATGGACGGCGATGTTTTTAAGCTCAAAGTAGGCGACGGCACAACTACTTATAATAATTTGCCATATTATATGGTTACTTCCGAAACAGCGGCTATTGACAAAGTTACGTGCGTAGATGGCGTGATAACGATTGAGAGCGAAGGCAAGGTGTTTAGTTTTGATGCAATCGCTAAAGACGCCAATGGCCGTGAAATTGATAAGACGTACCTGAAAATTGATGATTACGAAGATATGACAGGTGCGACCGCCATTGCAGCTGGTGTTGCGGGACGTGTTCCTGCACCGGGTGCAGGCGCGCAGGAGTGTTTTTTGTGTGCTGACGGAACGTGGAAATTTATTCCTAAAGCGATAGGAACTGGCAATACTTTGCCGGCTTCATTTGCTGGGCAGATGTTTATTAAGAAATTGGAGGTTTGATATTATGGCTAATATTAAAGGGCAGATTTATGTGCCTAATAAAGATAATCCTGCCAGTGAGGAAGATTATGATTTGATTTTGCCGCAGACGACGGTTGAGCAGGTTGAGGGCTTGCCTGAGAAGTTATTGTCTAAAGCGGATCTTATAGATAATAAGGTTCCAGCAGCACAACTACCTGAAATGGATTATGTGCCAACCAGTGAAGTTGGCAATGCGGCAAATAAAATACCTAAATATAACTCAGAAGGGCACTTGGTGTTACCTGATGGCTCTGAGTTTTGGATAGGGTGATATTATGGCAGAATTAGCAAAGAAATTGAATTTTAAAAAAACTGGCTTAGAGCAAACAGCTAAAGCCTACTCCACTATTGTTGAAGCGGGGACTGAATACATTCCAAACAAAATTGATGGCATAAACTGTTATATACCTATTGGTGCAACTACTGATAGCAGGATGACAATAGGACGTGTTACTAAAAATGGTAGTAAAGCTATTTTAAATAGTGGTAAACCACCATACGATAAGATTGAATGGCGCACACCCGGTACATATACATTCACTGTTCCGGCAGGTGTAACAACACTTGCGGTTACTGTGGCTGGTGCAGGTGGTGGTGGGGGTGGTTTTGGAAAATGGAGAAAAGAATCAGGAAATTAAATGGAGGTGATTAAATATGGGTGCAGGAGGTCATGGCGGTCAAGGTGCATTAAAGACACAATTAATTTCTGTAACTCCTGGAAGTGTGCTAACGATTAGAGTAGGCGCGGGAGGATCAGGAGGAGGAAGTAAAAGTAAAAAGTCTAGCGTTTCTGGTACAATACAAGGTAACTCTGGTGGTAATGGTGGTACAAGTGCTATTGATAATTTTACATCAGCACAAGGTGGTGTCGGCGGTGAAGGTGGTATAGGTGGACAAGGAAGTAGAGACGGTGTAGCAGGCACTTCTTACGGAACAGGTGGCATCGGAGGTATTGGTGGTGTTTCTAATTTTGCTGGTGAGAGTACAAATGGTTCGCCCGGGTCTAATGGTTGGGTAATTATAGAATACGGAGGTGATATTTAATGGCAAAAAATAGGTTCGCACAGCCTTTATATGGCAAAATAATTTATATCTTTGAGACTGACTTGGAGAAAGCAGATTTAGCAACAATATTTGACCCAAAGACATATTGGATTGATGTTACTAATATTGATTGCGAAGTTGGTTATATCCAGGAGTATAAAGAAGGTGTAGGCATCGTATGGGTGAAACCTCCTGATACTGAACCAACTTTAGAGTCCGAAAAGGCTCATAAAGAAGCACAAATGAAAGCGGAAAGAGACCTAAAAGAAGTAGCTGTTATTGAGTATAAAGATAAACTTTTCGATTACGATGATAAAGCACGTGAACGTATGCGTATCGCAAAGGAAGACCTGCAAAACACAGGAGTTACATCTAGGCTTTGGACATGTGCTGATGAAAGTATTGCAGAGGTTACCGTTGCAGATTTTGAAGCCATCAACAGCTTAGCGGCAACACGCTCAGAGGAACTACATTTTCAATATAGGAAACTAAAAGTAAAAATAAAGGCTTGTACTGATATTCCGTCGGTACAAGCTATTTCTTTTGACACAGATTGTTCAGATGTGGATTTAGGGCTGGTGGTGGAATAAATGGCATTGTTAAACGCAAAACTTTATGTCAAACGCAATGGTGAAGCCGCCGTCCCATGCAACCTCTATAGTACCACAGAAGAAGTAGGCGGCGAATATGTTACGGTCACTGCTTCCGGCATAGAAGCATATGCAAAGCTGGGGGGGACATCTGATGCCTTTTGTACACAAGCTAGGGTCAAAAAAGGTACGAATACTTATGCGATTTTGGGTCAAATAAAACCACCTTATAATAAGATTGAATATAGGACTCCGGGAACATATACAGTTACGTTCCCGGTTGGAGTTACTACCGCAAAACTTACTCTTGCTGGTGGAGGAGGAGGTGGTGGCGGTTATGCTGTGAATGCGTATTCCGCAAATGGTTCTGGCGGGTCAGGTGGTGCAGGAAACTTATATGTTGGGGTAGTTTCTGTAATTCCGGGTACATATCAAGTTCAAGTAGGTGCTGGTGGCACTGCTGGAAAAGCAAATGCATCTGGTAGTAGTTATGATTTTTATGGAGGATCAGGAGCTTCTGGTACATCATCTACATTTGGTTCATACACCTCTAACGGAGGTGGAGGAGGTGGTGGTGGGAGTTGTTGGGATTCTAACGGCGGTTCTAATGGTTCTAAAGGCACTAATGCAGGAAATGGTTTAGGTGGGAGTGGCGGCAGAGGTGGATATGTAACGACTTGGAATGACGATGGTGGTAATCACCTGGATAATACATACGGAGCTGTAGCAGGGTCTCCCGGTTGGGTAATCATAGAATATGGTGGTGACATCTAAAGGAGTGACATCTAAACGTGGTGACATCTAAACAATGAATTGATTTAAGGTGATATTATGACTTTTGAGGAATGGGTAAAAAAGTATGAGGAAAAAACAGGCGATGAGCACTATTTGCCTGATGGATTTGTTACTTTATACGATGCAGAGAAGGGGTATGCTCAGTATGGAGTAGGCAAGAACATGAACAGGCTTTATGTTTATGAGTGTTGTGGCGATGGTAGGCACTGGTATGATGTGGGTGTCAAAATTTGCAGGGATAATAACATACCTTATATGGTTACTGTTTGCACACGCAGTTTGATGCCTTATTTACGGCTGCTACGGTTTAAAATAGAAAAGCGGGAAAAGCAACCAGATCGGCATGACGGCTGGAAGATTGAAGGTGTTAACCATATGGGTAAACGCTTTTTTTGTTGGGCTGCGTGGTGGGACAACCGGAAGCAGGAGAATGCTTATTATGTAGTTAGTGAGGTGATTTAGATATGATAAGGCGCAGTTTTGACCTGCAGATGTTTAAGGGTAAGGGCAGCAGCACGACGACTTATACGGCTTCGCCTGAGGAAAGAGAGCTGATTGCACAGCAGCTTAAATATCAGCAGGCTTTTTATCCTAATGTTTTGAATTTAAATGATACGGCCAAGAAATTGCTGGATGGAAGCTATGGTACGGTGCAGGCTGATTATAATAAGATGAACCAGGATGCGCAGCAGCAAATCTCTAATGCGCAGCAGAGTATAGGTAATTTGCAGCAGGGTATTTTGCCTGAGAGTTATACGCAGAATGTGACTGACAGCATTAAGAGCGGCGTGACGAATACTGTGGGTTCGGCGCTGAACTCGCTGGGCAACAGGGGTGTTTTGAATAGTAGTGTTACTAATTCTGCATTAAACGATATTGATAAAAATGTAGCTAATACTATGGCGCAGCAGTATCAAAATAATATTGCTACGCAAAGCCAACTTGCTAACCAACAACTTGGTGGGGCAACGGCAGGTATTACAGCCAGCGCCGGAGCGCAGGAAGCTGCACAGCAGCCGGCTTTGAATTTGTGGAATGCTTCGCTTGGGTTGCAACAGAGCGGGAACAGCGTGTTGGGTAATATTGCAGGAAAGTATGGGACTACGGTTACGAGCCAGCAGGGCGGCGGTCTTGGTAATTTCCTTGGCGGTGCGGCTACAGGGCTTGCTGGTAATAGCGGCTTCTGGAATTATTTAGGAGGTAAATAATATGGCTTATGGAAGAGGCGGCCTTTATATGGATCCTTCGTTCCAGATGGGTATGGCACTTGGTAATGCTTACGGAAATATGTGGGCTGCCAATGCTAAAAACCGTCAGGGCGAGCATGCGAAGGATATTCTTGAAGAGATGCGCCAGCAACAGCAAATAGAAGAGATTGCGAATATGAATCAACCACAGGCAGCAGAGGCGGCTAAAGAGCCGCAGAAGGCTGTGAGTGTAACTGGCAATATTCCCGGTTATGATTTGCGCAGCAGCGTTGGCAGTGATCCGACGATGGGTTTGAGCAGGGCTACAACTGACGGCAGAAGTGTGCAGGAGAATGCGGTAGATGAGGTACTGAATTTAAAACGAATGGGATCTTATCCGATAACAGCGGAGCAACAGACTGCAGGCAAACAGTTGGAAAAGCTGGGACAATATCCTATGAATGTTAATGTAAGTGAGCAAAATACTGGGGTAACAGCTAATCCACAGTTGGAAAAGCTGGGATTTAATCCTAATTTTAGTGTTGATGAGTTTAAACGCAAAGCCAATGAGCTAGGTTTGAATAAAGAAGTTATTGATATGTATTTGCCCGATGTTCAGAAGGAAGCTGCAGCACAGGCCCGTAGTAATTTGCTGCCGGAGATCATGGATGGATTATATGGTTATACCAATGAGAAAGGCGAGTATGTTGCGCCGACACCGGAGAGTTACAGGAATGCTAATGAAAAACTGATGCTGCTCAAAACATATGACCCAGATACGGCTAATCCGCTGCTGAGCGGTTCGATTACGCCGAGAGATATTTATAATCAGAACAGGGCGGATACTGTTTATGGCAAGACCAGACAGGATTTACTTACCGACAGAGCAGAGGCGCGATCTAATAAAAAACAGGATGTGCAGGATAGTATTGCTTTAAAAAGAGATGCAGAAAAACAACAGTTTCTGGACGATGTAAAGTTAGTTATGGATATTTATGGCGTTGGTTATCAGGATGCTGCGCAATATGTACTTGGCGGCAGAGGGAGGGGCGGCGGTGGACGCACTAATGCTGCAGAAAAATCGCCGCTGGAGAGTGCTGAATATAAAGAGGCGAAGAAGATCGTTGAGGAATTGAATCCTGAAGTGCTTGGACGTGATTTGACAGCTGCGGAAGTAACCTTACAGAAGCAAGCCAGTGCTGTTTTGCAGGCTGCGAGGGAGGCGGCGTTTGGTTATGGTGGCAACAGCAGTGGTGACGGCAGAATCAGTGACGAAATTGATTGGAATAACTATGACCATGACATACGAGTGGTTGATGGCGCTAGGGAAAAAGGTTATTCTGATAAAGACATTTCTGCTATCTTACTGCGAAATATGGGTGCAGGTGATTTGTACAACAATGTTGTGAAGGATAAGAATTTGCCTAATATGGCTAATACGCAGCAAAATGATACAGATGCGGCGATAGCTGCTATTGCTGCACAGAAGGGTATATTTGCCGATCAGGATAATGAACGTTCTGGGTTGGTGAAGGCTTTGAGTGATGGTTTGACGGTTAAACAGTATCTTGATAATAAGTATAGAAATAAATAAAAAACGCACTCTTTTGAGTGCGTTTTTCAAGTAGCAAACTAAATATTAGGAGCTTCCTCTTCCATGTTAGGATACAACACTAAGCCTAACATTATTGCTAAAATTTCTTTATCACGTGGAGCATTCATGTAAGATTGCCAACCGTTTTTGTTTGGCGGCCTTTTTGCATCACCGAGAAGTTGATTATTACGACCAAAGGTTAAAATTCGTTCTATTCTACACTCTTTTTTGTCCGTGTTGAAAGAGTAATGCATTAACATGTAAGATACTTCATCTAAAGCTGATGGTAAGGTGCCATACACTTTTGGGTGATTTTTTCTCATTACATTGTAGTCCATTTTTACAAGAGTTGCGTAAAATTGATTGCCTAAATATTTTGTATGTAGTGAGTCAACAGAAATATAAGAGTTTTTATCCAATTGAACCCAATTTGTACCGCTAGAGAAGCTTATAGAATGAAATGAAATCATGAGCATGAATACAATAAATATTATTTTTTTCATTGATACCACACCTGTCTTATCGTATTTTTAACTATCTGTGCTAAAGCCTCTAGCGATGCGATTGATAGAAGTAAATTTTTAATTTTTTTACGATTATATCACATATTATAAAATATTAAAATAATTATTGCCTTTGGTTGCTAATTTAGATTGCAAGTATCTTTGGTTTTTGGTGGACGCTTTTTGCATATAAAAAGGAAAGGTGGCGGTAATGTGGCAAATATGTTTGGTAATAAAGATTGGTTGAAACGTGCAGAGGAGATTTATAATGAATCGGTACATGATAACAGTACCGATGATTATTTAAATGCAATTATGAATCAATATGGTATAAAACCATCTGAACCGGATGATACCAGCCTAGCCGGGTATTTAAATTCGGCAAAACGTGGTTTAGTCAGTGGCGCATCTGGTGTTGGCAGTGGCATTGCGTATTTGGCAGGAGCAGATTATATCAATAAATATCTTGATGATCAGATGGCAAATAACGCACGTAAACGTGATTTTAATTCTATATGGTCAGTTGATTATGCTACCAGCCCCGAAGGTCTTACTTACGATGTGGCTAATATGGGTGGTTCTATGGCTGCGCTTGCGCCAGCTGCGTATGCGTTGCCAGAAAGCGCTGCAAGTGCAGGCGCTGGTTTTGCTGTAAAAGGGTTGACGAAGTTAGGCGGCCAAGTAGGAAAATGGGCGGCAGGCAAAGCCGGGCAGGAAGCGCTTAAATTGGGTGCTCGTGGTATGGTGACGGCAGTTCCAGAAAGTTTAAGCGAATGGGGCAGCACAGCACAACAGGCTGAGGCTCAAGGAAGCGAAAGCCCAAGACTGGATACAGTTTCAGATTTTGCAGGCAATATGGTTGTATTGCCTTTTTCTAATGGGTTAGAGTACATGACTTTAGGAGGTAAGTTATTCAGACCATCCGCTAAAATTGGGGAAGGATTAGCGACAAGAGCGTTGAAGGCGCCAGTACGAGTTTTGCCTTCTGTTGCTGCCAATGCTACGCAAAATGCAGGGGAAGAACTTTTTCAGCAGACTTTATCTGATAATGCGTTAGGTAATCCTATTGGGAATCCCTTTAACCCTTATTCATGGACAGATAACCAAAGGCAGGCGTTTGAAGTGGGTTTGGCTGGTGGCGGTGTACTTGCTGGTGCAGGTAGTGGCGTACGTGCAATGCAGAGTGAACGTGGCGTTAACGCTATTGAACGTAAGGCGGCAGAGGAACAGCCTGAAATTGCTTTGCGCAGGGCGCCGATTGCTGATGGCATTGAGGACTTTGATTTAAGCAAAACGGACGCTAATTTGGTTGGCGGCGTTAATGATTTGAATAGCTGGGCATATGATAATTTTGGTAAGGATTTGATTATCAGCGGTGGCTATAGGAATGCGGAACATAATGCGGCGGTTAATGGCAGTCCTACGTCATACCATTTGTATGGTCAGGCTCTTGATGTTGATGCGAGTAATTTTACTGAAGATGAGCGAAAGCAGATTGAGGCTAAGGCCAGGGAGATGGGCTTTAACAGCAACGGCGAGGATATGTACCATGATAAAGGGTCGGGACTGCATTTCCATTTGATTTTACCTGATGGTAATTTAGCAAGTCCATTTACAACAAGAGGTACTCCCGAAGCTATAGATTTTGAAAGTAATAGCATTTATGATGAGCTGCCGGCTGAGGTGGCTGCCAGAAATGCGGCAGAGGTTGAGAAGCAGCTTGACAGAATCAGCAGGGGACGTGGCTTTGTTGTTGATGATGTGAGTGAACTTTCGAGGCAGCAGGGGATGGAAGATGCTGCTGCACGGAAAGAAATGGCGTTGTCTCCTGTTGATGCTTATCTGGCAGAGCAGGAGCGGGTAAGAAATGAGACGATGGCTGAGCGTTGGGATGAGGCTGCCGGCAGAAGCGGGTTTATGCCGCAGAGTTATTATGATAATCCGGTGGATTTTTATTTGAATCAGCGGTTTATTGAAATGATCGAGAAAGCTAAACGTACTAATGGTAAGGAAACGGTCGCCGCTAAAATAGAGGTGCCGAAGAAGTATTTAAACAGTGATGCTGCAGTAAGAGGCTTGCGTGGCTTAGAACGTGATACTGCTGAGGGAATATGGCAGATGTATCCTGATGATTTGGCCAAGGGCTGGAAACAGGAGCAGCAGAGGGTGCAGAAACGATATTATGAGATGCTGGAACCGGCATTGAAGGAGCTGCGCAGCGGTATGAAGCAGGGGGTTGAGGTTATTCGCCCTGATGGCGAGGATAAGGGTTATCGCGCCAGCCGCAATGCGCCGTGGTACAGTGATTTTTATAGGCAGTATAAAAGACCGCCGACGCAGGCAGAGCTTAGGGAACTTGCTTATGAGACTATGACCGGACAGCGGAATATTTTACCGGGTTTTGAAAATAACAGTGCTGAAAGTGCGGCGTATTTTGCCGAGCAGAAGCAGGCGTTCGATAGTATGCGCAGCCAGCTGGCCGCATTTGATGCTATTAAGGGGAGGATGACTGGTGATAAGAGGGAAAATGCAGATACGCAGTTAGTTACTCCGGGCACTTACGTGCAGGCGGTGGAACGTGCCAAGTCTGACTTGGCTGGGGCTAAGTCTAATCCTCGGCGTGAAAAGTTGGCTGAGCGGGCTGTCAGTAACGGGGTTGCCATAAAGGCAGCAGAGGGTATGCTGGATGGTGATGCTGCGGCGACGGAGACTTTTAACAGTTATATTCCTGAGGTGCGGAGCGCATTGTTGAATAAGATAGGCGAGGAGCGTGGTTATGATGGCAAGACGGACGAGCGGCGGGAAGATAAGTTACAGGACGCCGAATTTAAACAAGTTGAAGAAGGTAAAGACAAAGCCGGTGCGCAAGATGAGAACGCCGAAGCTGTAAATAATGAAAAAGCGATTATAGCAGAGCAGGAGTTTAAACAGCAGGCAGCGAATACTTCAGCAGTAGATAACGAAGGGGTGAGTGATGATGTTATTGACGGCGCCGAAAAGTTGGCTACAGGAGATGGTGAAATTATCGCCACCGAAAACGAAGTTCGGGAAAATGCTGGCAGCAGAGAACCCGCCGGCAGAGATGGACAAGGAGTGCGAGAGATTGAAAGCGGCGGGAGTGAAGGATATCTACGTGCTGATAGCCTACATGATGGTCGGACCTCTATTAGCAGAGAATCTGATGATAGAGGAGTACAAGGAGCAGAATCTGATGATACAACCGATAGCACCGGAAGTGCTGGATTACAGGGACGCATTGATGATAGCAGAGAAAGACAATCAGATGTTAACGGAGAAGCAACTGGACGAGCTGTTAAACTTGCTGAAAACGGACGAGCTGATGCGGCCGCTAAAAGAAGAGAATTAAATGAGAATAGTAAAAATTTAAAGGCAGAATCTTTGCGCAGGGTTGCAAAGAATCTGCCTTTTTTGACGGTCGGACAAGTAGAGGATGTAGTTTTTGCTGAAAAGCGGTTGAAGGATGATGCTAAAACAGGAGTTTTGTTTACTAATGGTACTGGTACCGGTAAAACTTTCAGCGGTTTGGGTATTGCTAAAGAACTGGCCGAGCAGGGGAAAAATAATGTTTTAATCGTTACGCCGAATGATCAGATAAATATGCAGTGGGTATCTGCTGCTAAAGATTATTTTGATTTAATGATTACACCGCTTGAAGGTATTAAGGATGCTGGTAAAGGCGCCACGATTACTACTTATGCCAATATGCAGCAGAATAATGCCATTGTTAAGCGTGACTGGGATTTAGTTATTGCTGACGAATCGCAGAATCTGATGAATAATGAAAAGGGCGAGGCTACCGGAGCTTTGCAGAAGCTGCGGGCGATTACTTTTAATAAGCGTGGTTTGTATGAACGTGCAAAAGTATTATTGCGGACAGATGAAGAAAAACGCTTAGATAAAGAACTGGATGATGTGAATCGTGCACTGCGTAAGGATAATGATAATACGGAGTTAGTTGCAAAGCGTGAAACGCTGCAGTCTAAACTGCATGAACTTTCGCAGGAGCATGCCGAAAGCGATAGAAAGTCTATTGAGGAATGGGAAAAAATTCCGGATAGTGAAAAGCCGAAAACTGTATTTTTGTCTGCTACTCCTTTTGCTTATGACAAGGATATTGATTATGCAGAAGGTTATTTGTTTAATTATCCTGAAAGTGATGGCAGCGGCTATAATAGCGGGAATGGCCGAGAGCAGTTTATGATGCAGCATTTTGGTTATAGTATGCGGTATAACAAGCTGACACGACCTGATGCGCAGGTTGATAACAGAGTGATGGAGGTACAGTTCCATGAATGGTTGAAAAAAGAAGGCGCTTTGTCTGGCAGGCAGTTAGATATAGACAGGGACTATAATCGTGGCTTTTTACTGGTTGGACAGGGTGTTGGTAAAAACATCGACGAAGGTTTCAACTGGCTACAGGATAATCACTCTCGCTATAGTAGTTTGAGAGACTTTTTGACTAAGCAGTTTAATGGCAGAACGCGTAATTATATGATCGAATCTATTAAAGCGCGTGAGGTTATTCCGATTGTTAAAGAGTATTTGCAGCAGGGAAAGAAAGTTGTGCTTTTTCATGACACAAACAAACCACGTGTTTTAACACATCCATTTAAAATATCTACTGAAATATTTAATAGAATGGCTCCGGAAGAACGTAGTAGAGTGTTACGTGAATATGAAGCTTTTAAAAGAGAACGCCCGGATCTGGTTAATTTGAACCTGGCTTCGTTAAATTCACCGATTGAAATTTTGCAAAGTGCTTTTGGTGATGAGCTGATGCTTTTTAATGGGGATATTCCTAAAAATAAGCGCAGGGAGAATGTTAGAGAATTTAATGATGATGCGGGCAAAAAACGTTTGATTTTAGTGCAGGCTGATGCTGGTAATGCCGGTATAAGTTTACATGATACTACAGGTAAGCACCAGCGGGTTTTAATCAATTTGGGTATTCCCAGAAGGCCGAGTTATGCAATTCAGATTGAAGGACGTATTTACCGGCAGGGTAGTATGAGCAATGCGATTATTCGTTATTTGAGTACCGGCATGGATGTTGAGAAGCGATTGTTTGCTGGTACTATTGCCAGCCGCGCGAGTACTGCTGAGAATTTGGCGCTGGGTAATGAAGCAAGGGGCCTGCGTGATAGTTTTGTAAATGCTTTTATGGAAACTATGGACGGCAGCTGGCAGCAAAGAAGGCCAGGGGCTGAGGGTGAAGATGTTGGCGGGAAGGAATATGATAGAGCGACATTGAGCCCTTTGAGTGATTTTGAGAGGGCGAAGTCTTTATATTTTGCCAATCAGAAGAAGAATGCTGGAAATAAGGCTGCTGAGGGCAAGGATTATTTTGCTACGCCTGAGCCGGTTGGGTTTAAGATGGTGGAATGGGCTGGCTTGAATGACGGTGATAGGGTTTTGGAACCTTCTGCCGGTCACGGTGCGATCAGCCGTTTCTTTAGTCCTAATACGGAGAATGTTATTGTTGAGCCGAGCGGGAAGCTGGCTGCACTGGCGCAGATGAATACAGATGGGGCAAAGGTTGTTAACGGAAATTTTGAGGATTACAATGTAGTTAATAAATTTAATGCTGTGGTGATGAATCCGCCTTTTGGCGTTGGTGGTAAGACGGCTATGGAGCATGTGGCAAAGGCGTTTAAGCATTTGCGGGATAATGGACGTATTATTGCTATCGTTCCTGATGGGCCGAGCATGACGAAGCGCTTTGATCAATGGTATGGATCTGAGGAAGCGGCTAATGCTTATTTGGTAGGCGAGGTGTTGTTGCCAGGCGAGGCTTTTAAGAGAGCAGGGACCGGTGTATATACTAAAATTCTTGTTATCGATAAGCATGTGTCTAAAGATCGTGTTAGTGTTGATAGCAGGCAGATCGATTTACGTGGTGCGAAGAATGTTAATGAGTTGTTTGATCGCATTGAAAATTTGAGTATGCCGGATCGGACTGCACAAGCGGGTTCCATTAAATCTGTTGAAAGTAAAACGCCTGCGGTGACAGCTACTGAGCCTAGGCAGGATAGTGATTTGTTTGAAACGGATATTTATACGCATACTAAGACCGGAGAAAATCTTTACCGGGCAAAGATCAAAGAGCGGGTATCGGGTGATGATTATAAAAAGTTAAGCGGGTATGCTAAAAAATACGGCGGGTACTATAGCAGGTTTGCTAAGGGATTTTTGTTTGATGAAGAAGGAAGCCGTGATAGCTTCATTGATTTTGTTAATAATAGTTCGGAGATCAAATACAGCGTTGCTGATAAGGGCGAAGAGTTGAATCCGATTGCTTTGGATGAGTGGGAAGCGCAGGCCAAAGATGCGTTTCCTAATGCGAAGAACTTTAGTCGTGACGGCAGCGTGATGGAGTTTGATTTGCCAAATGGCGAGCATATGCGGATCAATGTTGTGGATCGGGTTGTTCTTGATGATGCGGAGTTTGAGCGTGCGCAGGCGGATTATGGCGGTAAGCTTGAGCGTGATGCTGAGGTCTTGGGCAGTGTGCGTACTATTGGCAAGAATGCTTTTATGACGCTGGCGCAGGAGAATGTGCGTGGTACGATTGACCATGAAGCGTTGCACTATGCCAGGACGCATGGCTTGACTGGACGTGAAAATGCTGCTCTTGAGCGTGCGTTTAAGGGTAATGAGGAGGCTATGGCTGAGGCTTACCGGAAGTGGCGTATCAAGTGGAAAGAACTTAAAGAGGGCAGCGATTGGGGCAAGTTGTGGCGTAAGGTGAAGGATTTTGCTGCGAAGGTTGCTGACTTTTTGGGCTTTGAAACTGAGCATGATATTTTCCGCAAAATCGAAAGCGGCGAAGTTTGGGAACGTGGTAGTAATAATGGTAAGACTGATAGCAGCTACAAGGTGACTAACAGTCAGATTACCGGCGAAACACGTATACCTGTTGTTGATGTTACTGGACTGCCGAAGGTTGACGTGAACAGCAGTTCTCAAAAGGTGGCTATTGCGAGATCGTTAATTGGTAAAACCTTTCGTATTATAGGGTCTAATGGTATTGGAAGAGTAGCGAGCATGGGCGATGGGCGTCATTTAGTTGGCGGATCAAATAATCCTTCTCGTACAGATACTGTTAGGCGGCAGGCCTTGTCTACAGTTGAAAATGTGCTGAATAATGCAGTGTATATTGAAAAACATCTTGACGGGCAACATGGCACAAAAAACCGCTACGTGGAGTTGTATGCAGTTGTAAAAGATGGCAATAATTTAACCCGCTTTCGCATTGTGGCTAAAGAGGGAAATGGTAATTCGAGTGAGTTTGAAGTCAAAGATGCAAAGTTTTATGACATAATAAAAGACGGAACATTGTCTCCGAGTATGCCAAAAAGCATATCGACTGCGCAATTACCAGATGGTAATCAATCGCAGCTAAAAGACAATATTCCGTCATCTACCGTAAGTGTAGCAGAATTGCTGACGGGTGTCAAGGACAGGCAGGGTGTGCCTTATGTAAACAGGGATGGCGGACTGAATTATGACGCAGAAGCGTTGAAGGGTATCAAACATTCAATGCGTAAAACAACGAACTATGACGAGCTTCTTGATCCGGCACACATTAAAAAAATAAACAACGTAGAGCGGGCGAAAGTAGCCAAATTGGTTAAGTCTTTTAAGCTTGATGGGTACAAAGGCCGTCCTATTGTTGTTATGGATAATGCCAACGAGGGCTATATTGGTTTGACTGGTAGTCACAGGATAGCCGCCGCGGAAGAAGTCGGCGTTGAAATCCCTGCTGTTGTCATTCCCGCTAACGGAGAAACCGTAAAGCTACTTGATGTGCGCGACGATGACGAACTGGCAACTGTTGCTGAAACATTGCATAACAATAACGAGATAAGCGATAACGCTTATCAATTATTGACAGAAGAAGATTCGCACTGGAACGATGTCAAGTATTCTATTCTTAGTAAGAAGGATGATAAGAAGCAGGCTGAGCCGAAAGATCTTACCAGCGGGCAAAAGGCGGCACGAGCGTTTACGAATACGGAGCGCAAGGGGACTGTGAAGTCGGCAGTTGACTGGATGATCGATGCGAAGAAGAATGCTTATACGAACTGGATCGATAAGAATGATTCGCTGCATGGGTTTGATGAGGCTATTTCAATGGGGCTTGGGCGTAAGCTGTCTGATGATGAGAGTGTTTATAATAAGGCACAGACGATGCGTGCTAATGCTGCTGGTTTGGCAAGCGCTTTAATCGAAGGTGATGAGAGAAGCATTGAGGCTATTAATGAGCGGCTGAAAAATAAGAAGTTGCCGCATAAGGTAACGCTGGCGATGGTGCTGGATACTGTTAACCGTAAGGTGATGGATAAGAAGTATCCTGATTATTTGCAGCGTAACGATTTTAAAAATTGGACAGATGCGGTAGGGACTTATTTAGGCTGTATGCGTCTACGTGAGATGGCAAAAATAGTGCGTGATGCTTATGCGGCTGAGCTGGCTGAGTGGCGGGATAACGGCAGTAAGGGGAAGATGCCGGAGTTTAAACCTTACAAGCTTCCGGGCAGTTTGACTGAGGCTGATCTGCAGGCTGTGATCGATGGTGCGCCGGCTGAGTTTAGGCGGGCAGCAGATTTGTATTATAAGTTTAATGATAATTTGCTGACTGTTATGGAGGATGCGGGCTTGATCAGCGTCGAGGTGCATAGATTGCTGAATACCAAGTATAAGTATTATGCGCCGCTGATGCGTGATTTTAGCGATACTGCTGCGGCTGATAATTTTATCGGCGGGCTGCAGGGGCTGGGCAGGGGTATTGCTAATGTGAGTTCGACGCTCAAAAAGATTTCTATTGAGGGCAGCGAGCGCAGTGTGTTGAATCCGCTGGAGAGTACGATCAAGGCTGTGGCGGTTGTGGCTTC